TAAGGCAGAGAAAGTCTTTTTTAAATGGAAAAAGAAAGTTCTTCTTATTGGTGCTCGTATTGTGGCAGAAAAGATTCTTAGGCACATAGAAGCTAATGGTAAATACTATAATGTTACCGGTAATACGAGAGGTTCTATTGCGTGGGGAATTTATTACGATGGCAGATTACAAGAACTTGCCACTCCTTTGAAAAGAAAATATGTAAAGAGGAGAACCCTAGTGCAAGGAGAAGTAGATAAAGATACTTCGTTTATGGCTCCTACGGGAGAAGTCCATTATTATGGATATGAACTTTCGGAAGAGTTTCTTATGGAATATCGTCCTACAACTAAAAGTCTTGCCATCGTATTTGTGGTAGGTACTGGATATGCCGAATATATAGAAGATTATAGACATCTCAATGTGATGACAGACACAGTAACATTTGTTAGGTCTGCTTCTACTGGCATAATAAGAGGGGCTTTTGATATGGATAATACAGGAGCGTTGCCATTTGAATTTCCTTCGTTAATAGATACCACATTTTAAAGGTGTGATAATATGATGAGTAACAGATATTACATAGGAGAATGTCTTGAAACAGTATGCGGACTCATGGCAGACGTGAGTCAAAATGTTTTTGCCGGACACCGCCCTGAAGCTGTCGGTGAGCAGATAAAAGACTTTGTAGTTATTTCGCTTCCTGTAACGATATACAACAAGAATGTACAGCAGCTGACGACAATTCGGATAGAGATTGCGACCCGCAATAAAGCCACTGGAATAGCCAATATAGCGAGATTACAGGAGATGCTCGATGCTTTGATGGCGAAATTTCCCATAGTGGAGAGGCGATTTTCTGTTACATCTCCTAATCTCGTCCTCAAAGGAAATGACGGCTTAGGTTTTACATTGTGGAACGTGCAGGCCAAATTGCTTGTGAATACCACAGACAGTTATAAAAACAATCAACAACAAACTATTTAAAAATTTACGATTATGGCAGGAATAACAGTAACGACAACATTAGGGGATTTGGAAGTCCTATTCAACAAGGCCAAAGAGGTCTATTATAAAAAAACGGAACTTACAGCCGCGGATCTTGGAGGAGAATCTTTGACGGTGGACATGGAACTTCCGGTTCTGGAAGACGGATTGACCCTCAACACCGGGGAAGTGGAGGTAACGGAAATAAAACTGACTACCGGGACGATATGGACATCGAGGGCGACGAAAGGGGACTCGGACATCACTTTGCAAGTGGCCAGTATAGAAGGGACCGTAAACGACTTGTTCATGAACGCGATTGCCAACAAAGATATAACCGGGACATCGGGAGGAATTCTTGCCGGAAAGACTTTCAGCGGAAAATCTTACAGCCTTGCTCCGAAAAAGGTTACCGGCTCTTTGATTTTCATGAGTGAAGACCGGCAAACCATCATCGCCCTTCCCAAGGTGGAAATGTACGCTAATCTTGTTGCAGCAGACGGGGACAATCCGGCTTATTTCAACGTTTCCGTTACCCCAAAGGAGAACAGCGAAGGTGCGGACATCATGATTATGAACGACAGTGCTGCGGCATAAGGAGAGTAATATTTTCGATAGTGAGGACGGCGGCGGAGGCCGACCGTCCTCTCGTTTTTAAAACAGATTTTTATGGCGAAGGAAAATATCTCGCAACCGGAAAAGGAGTATGAGATCTTGCTGAACGATATAGCGGAATCGGGAAAAGATACCATTGAACTTCGTGGGAAGAAGTGGCGTATCGGCTGGTTGCGTAATGGTACCAAACGGAAGATCACTCAAATATTCCTGAAAGAGAAACGGGAGGACAAGGTCGGCTCGAAATGTGTGGCGGCCTTGATATTGAACGGATATTGGAAAATAAAGTTTTTCTATTGGTTTTTGTGGCGCTGGTTTTACTATGTGAAGCAGTACAGCGACGTGGAAATGATTCCTGTCGTGCACATGTGTAAAAAAAAAATACAAGTTACGGGGTACTTCGTTCTTACCATATTACTGACAGGGATAAGGGACACAATCATGATGATGACCCGGGAGGAAGCCGAACGTTCCCATCAAGGAGCTTCTACGGATCGGCATGGTACCTCGGAGAAAAGCACCCTGCCCTGACGGCTTCGCGATTTTTTTTCTTCGGGTTATTGGAGGTGCGGATGTGGGGGTATTACTGGGGATATACTTCGGCGCAGATAGAACTTATGGCTGCAGATTGCCCTGTTATAGTATACCCCAAACGGAAGGACGAGAAAAATGGAAAATCCACGGGCTTTAAGAAAGCTGATGCCAAAGATGTATCGGAAGCGGCCAGACATTGGCAGAAAAAATACGGAGGCAAATCCGACAAGGGTGTGAAAATCAGCCTTGCTGGGTTGAAACAACTAAAAAAGTAGCAGCATGGCGAATTTGGGCAATTTATATTTTTCCGTCCAGCTGAAAGATTTGACGGATGAACAGATAAAAGATATAAGGAAAAAACTTGAAAATCTCGACTGCCGGGTCGATGCCCGTTTGAATTTTGATAAAGCGGCATTCAGACAGTCCATGACAGATTTCCTGAGCCGCAATGTATTCAAAGCGAAGATAGATGTGTCGGATAGCTTACGGGACAGCGTACGCAAGGCGTATGAATCGGTATCTGTCGGAAAGATTACTACGCCCTCGGATGTAAGGTCGCAGCGTATCATGGAGATACAGGAACGGATGTCTCAGCGGGCTGCATTGTCGCAAGAGAGGTTGAGGCTTGCCCAAATACGTACAACAGCGGCCACAGAACGTCTCAGGTCATCATCTTCGGCTCTGAATCGTACTTTTCGCAGCCAATCGGGTATCGTCGGACAATTGGGAGACCAGATTTCCAACATGTTTTCGATATATGCGTTGGAGCGTTTTGCCGGAAGGCTGATCGAAATCGGAGGACAATTCCAAACCCAGCACATAGCCTTGAAAGCCATGCTTGGCGATGCCGCCAAAGCCGATGCCATTTTCGGGAAGATAAAAGGTCTTGCTATAGAGTCTCCCTATACTTTCATGGACTTGGCTTCCTATACGAAACAGCTTGCTGCCTTTTCCATACCTTATAACGAACTGTACGACACGACCAAACGGTTGGCCGATATTTCGGCCGGTCTCGGCGTGGATATGGGACGTATCATTCTTGCTTACGGGCAGGTGAGAAGCGCTGCATTCTTGCGTGGACAGGAGGTGCGGCAATTTACTGAAGCGGGTATACCCTTGCTTGATGCTTTAGCCAAGAAGTTTACCGAGCTTGAAGGCCGTGTCATTTCTGTGGGAGAGGTATTCGACAAGATCAGCAGTCGGGAAGTTCCATTTGAGATGGTGAAAGAGGTTTTGTGGGACATGACGAACGAGGGCGGACAGTTCTTTAATATGCAGGAGCAGTTGGTGGAGAGCCTTTCGGGGAAATACGAGAAACTGAAAGATAGCCTTCAAATCATGCTCAGCGAGATTGCGAATAGCGGGAACTCCGTTCTTGGCGGCGGTCTTGACCTTCTCACTTCTTTTACGGACCGCTGGAAAGACCTCGTGCAGGTACTGGGTGCGGTCGTTGCCGGTATCGGGCTTTACAAAGCCATTATAATTGCTTCGAATGCCATAACAGCTGTTGCGATTGTAAGAAAAAAAACATTCAGCACCGCTACACAGATTGCCGCCCAAAGTATTGCCGGAGAAACGGCGGCCATGGCGACCCTGAATGCGCAGAGCGCCCGCATGATTACCGGAGTAAACCGGTTGAAAACAGCTTTTCTCGGGCTGGGCAAAGGAGGTTGGGCCGGTATCATCATAGGTGCATTAGGAGCTATCGGTACAGCCATTTATACGGCTTACCATCGTGCCAACCGCTTGAAGAATGAACTTGCGGAGATAGACTCGGAAGCCGGTGCCAATGAGATGAACCTTATTTCCGGTTACCGGAAACTGATAAGAGAACTTGGCGACGCTACGGAGGGAACGAAGGCCTATTCTGACATCATCAAGCAGATCAATTCCTCGTATGGGCAATATCTTGACGGGTTGTACGGCGAGGCGGAGGCATACGACAAAGTGAGGGACTCGGTGGATTC